CCAAGTAATGCTGTTAGTACACAAACATCACAAACAAATCATTTTGGAGCAGAAAAGAATGAATATAATGCAAATGTAGATGGCTCTGAAAGTTATGAGGATAACTTATATTCACAATACTATAGGAATTATATTCTTTCTGTATTTAATAAGTTTAACAGGTTAACTAAACTTAAAGCCGTTTTAACTAATGCTTTTATAAGTAACTTTTCTCTTGCTGACACAATTGTTGTATCAGGAGAAAAATATAATATAAATAAAATAAATTTAGATATAGTAACAGGTAAGGCTGATTTAGAACTTATTTCAACATATGCGGCTGTTAGTTATTTATGTTTACCTTCTTTATTTGAGGTAAGAGTAGAAACTATAACAGGAGGATACTTATATATATTTAGCAATAGATATGGTGTTTATCAATTAGCTTCAGGTACTTATACTTTTAGCAATGTGCCTTCAGCTCATCCAATAGCTTTTCACAATAACGGAAAAGAATCATTAATAACTTACACAGGAACTACATCTGTAGGAACTAAAGTGGGACAAGATGGAAATACATATGAATATTTCTGGGGTGATATTACAGTTACAGTATTAGGTGATTTTGGAACTATTAGCTATGAATGTTATAATCACGGATATATGGGCGGTGAAAACAACTTAACATACAATGCAAGTTGTGCAGTAGCACCTACTCCACCTCCTGTAACTGGAACACTAACAGTAGATGCAACAGACATATCAGTAGATAGTGCATTAATAACAGCAGATCAAACAGACGAATAATGATTAAATTAATAATAGAACTATTAAAGACAGATAATTTTTATGGAGTTAATCCTTATATAGATATTGCTAAAGGAAAGTATAAAGCTCCTTTAACAATACAGGAAGCAAGAAATGTAATTAAACGTAGATGGTATGGCAGATAACAAAAGAATAGTATATACTATAGAGGTTAATGATCAAGGTAAGGTTAAAATAGAAAATCTTACAAAAGGATTTACTAATGCCAATATTGCTGTAAATAAACTTAATGCTGATCTTATTACTCAGGGTAATATAATGGAGGATAATGCTAAGAAGAACCAGCAAATGATAGATAAGACTGGTTTGGCTGGAGCTACTCTTGTTGAACTTGGTCGTACTATTTCAGACTCTAACTATGGTATTAGAGGTATGGCTAACAACATATCACAATTAGCTACTTTAATGACCACACTACTTTTTACTACAGGTGGATTTATGAAGGGATTAAAAGCTCTTGCTGGTGCATTTTTTGGTCCTTTAGGTATTATTGTTGCTTTTCAAGCAGTAATAGCATTGATAGAAGGTCAGGCTATCGCAAGTCAAAAAGCTCAAAGAGAAGCAAATGCTTTAGGAGATGCTTTAGGAAAAGCAGGAAGCGATCTGCAAACTTTTATAAGAATATTAGACGCAGGTAATATTTCACAAGAAGAATTATCTAAAACTATAGAACAATTAAATGATAATTATAAAGATTTAAACTTAGAAATTGATGATGAAGGAAAACTTACAGAAGCTTCAAGGTTGATTATTGAGAAAAAAATTATATCACTAAAAAGACTTGCAAAAGCTCAAGCTATACAAATAGAACTTGAAAAATTATATCAAGAAGAAATACAAGCAGACATTCTTTTAGAAGAAAATTTAGCAGAAGTTGGTGAGAGAAAATGGTATGAAAAAGCTCTTGACAATGTTCTTTATTATAGTATGCAGTTATTGAAAATTAGAGGAAAAGAAGAAGTTACTTTTGATGAATTTAATGAAAAATTAAAAAAATCAAGAACTGAAGATATTATAGAAAACTATAATACAGAAGTAAAAAAGAGAGAAGATAGAATAGCTGAATTAATAAAAACATTAACAGATGAAGATTTAATAAATGAATCATTTGGAAATAAAGAAGAAGAGGATGAATTAGCAAGGCTTGAAAGATTAAAAAAGTTAAGAGAAAAATATATAGAAGATGCTAAAATAGATGATAGGCTTCATAAAGACGAGCAGCTTGAGCAGGAAAAAAGATTGGTTTTGGAACAGGCAGAAATAGATGGTGCAGGTAAAGAATTGCTAATAGCTATAGAGGAAGATTTTAATCAAAGGATAGAAGCAGCAAGAGAATCAAGAAGAGAGAAAGAAGCAAAAGCAAGAGAAAGAGATATATTAAGAAGCATTAGATATGCTAATGAATTAATTAAAATTGAACAGAATAGATTAAAAGCTGAACAGTCAATTCAAACACAAAGAGTTGGCTTTGCACAGCAAGTGGCAGGAATATTAGGAGCTATAGCTAAAGACGGAAGTACTCTCGCAAAAGTAGCTCTTGCATTAGAAAAAGGTGCGGCAATAGCAGATATAGTTATAAAAGCACAACAAAGTATAGCAACTCAAACAGCTGCTACGCAAGCAGCAAATATGCAAGCAACAGCAGCATACGCATCTATACCTTTTGTAGGTCCAACTATTGCTGCAGGTCAAATTGCTGTAAATCAAGCAATGTTAGCAAAAGGAATTGCTGCAACTAAAATAGGAGCTGGGTTATCAATAGCTTCTATTATTGCAACAACTTTATCTTCTGGTGGTAAAGGAATACAAGCTCCAGGATCAGCACAAGCACCAGCTCCATCAGCACCACAAATACAAGCTCCTGCATTTAATGTAGTAGGTGCAACACAGACAAGTCAACTTGCTCAAACAATATCACAAGCCGAAGATAAACCTATAAAAGCATTTGTTGTAGCGTCTGATGTTTCTACTGCACAGGAACTTGAACGTAGTACGATTGAAGGAGCATCTATTGGATAATAAAACAAAATGAACTCAATATAGTTATTTAGATATGGAAAAGATAATAGAACTTATTATAGACGAGCAAAGTGAGATTAGCGGTATTGAAGCTATCTCTGTCGTTGAAAATCCTGCAATAGAAGAAGACTTTATTGCACTAAAAGAACATAAAGATATTAAACTTGCTGAAGTAGATGCAGAACAAAGAATACTTATGGGTCCTGCACTTATTCCTAATAAGAAGATATTTAGAAAAGGTGCTGATGATGATGACAATGATTACTACATATATTTCTCTGAAGAGACAGTTAAGAAAGCATCTGAATTATTCTTTATAAAAAGCAAACACCAAAACTCTACATTTGAACATTCATTTGAATTATCAGATATGTCTGTTGTAGAATCTTGGCTTATAGAAGACCCAAAGAATGATAAAGCTTCTGCTTATGGATTTGACCTACCTAAAGGAACTTGGATGGTATCAATGAAAGTATTAAATGATGATGTATGGAAAGCAGTTAAAGAAGGAGAAGTAAAAGGATTTTCTATAGAAGGTTACTTTGCTGATGGACTGGAAAGACCAAAAGAAAGTATAGAAGAAAATCTTTGTAATGAATGTTTAAGTGAACTTAATGCAGAGTTTGAATTAGCAGAAGTACTGGCAAGTTTATCTGAAGAAGTAGAACTTGAATCTTATGGAGGATATCCACAGTCTGCAAGAAACAATGCTAAAAGAGGAATTAAATATAACGAAGCTGTAAATAATAAATGTGCAACACAAGTTGGTAAAGTTAGAGCAAGACAACTGGAAGCAGGAGAAAACTTTACTTTACCTACTCTTAAACGCATATACTCATATTTATCAAGAGCTTCTGCTTATTATCAAGAGGGCAACAATGAAGCTTGTGGAACTATCTCATATTTGTTATGGGGTGGTAAATCAATGTTAACTTGGGTAACATCTAAACTTAAAGGACTTGATGCAATAGAAGCAGCATCAACTATTATTGATGGAAGAGCTGCTTACACAACTCAAGAAGAAGCAGAAAAAGCTGCTGAAGATATTGGCTGTTCAGGGTATCATACACACGAGTACGAAGGTGACACTTGGTATATGCCTTGTGAGGAACACAATCTAAAAGCTCCTTGCCAGGATGGATATGAGCAGATAGGTATGAAAGATAAAGATGGTAGAAAAGTACCTAATTGTGTTCCAATAAAATGAAAAGAAGAAAAAACGCAACATTAAGTTATTCTTCTCCAAGAAGTTCATCAAGAGGTTGTTTATGTCCTGATGGAAGAACATATTCAAGAAAATGTTGTGATGGTACACTTGAAGCACAAGGAGTAGGAAGGTTAGGAGGAAGATTTTATTTATTACAAGAAAACAGAAGTTTCTTGTTACAGGAAGATAACAGTAAAATAATATTATAATGGCAAATAAAAAGATTTCAGCATTAAACGCAGCAACTGCATTACAAGGATCAGAATTAATTCCAGTAGTACAAAGCAGTGAAACAAAATACTCTACTATAAAAGATATAGTAAACTATTTAGTACCTACAACACTAACAGTAAGTGTAGCTGGTGGAACTATAGATTTAGGTAGTTCTACTTATGATGACGCAGAGCTTATTGTGCTTTCTTGGTCTGGTGCAACAGGAACTATAGAACTTACTTTGCCAGATGCAACTACAACAAACAGCACAAACAGAATAATTAGAATTATATCTGATTCTACATTTACTACTTCAACACACGCAGATTTAACACCAGCTTCTGGACAGAATTTAGATGGTGCAACAGATGCTTATAGAATAAATAAAGCATACGAAGGTATTACTGTTTGGAGCAATGGAACTGAATGGTTTATTATTCAGGCTAAAGCATAAAAATACAACAGAATAAATTTAATCGGTAATAACTATAAATAAGAATCTTATGAAAGCAAGTGAAATTGTAACAAAAATCAAAGATGTTCTTTTATCAACTAATTCAGAAGAAGAAGTAACTACTCCTGAAGTAGGATTAAAAGAAGAAGCTCCTAAAGCTAAAAAAGAAGCTAAAGAGGAGATTAAAGAGGAAGCTCCTGCAGCACAAGGCGATGGTAGAATCGAATATAGTGCAGAAGAAGGTGCTGAAGAACTACAAGAGGACAACTACGAAGAAGACATCGTAGAAGAGTCTCCTGCTGTAGAGTATGCTACTAAAGATGAAGTTTCTGAACTTAAGTCTATGGTAGAGAAACTAAGAGGAATGATTGAAGCTAAAGAAGAAGCTAAAGAAGAAGTTCCACAAGAACTATCTGCTGAAGAACCTGCTGAAGCAATCTCTCATTCACCAGAAAATGAAGTAAGTGAAAAAATTGGTGTTAGGTTCGCTCCTAATGCAAGAGTAAACACTACTTACAATAGAGTATTAAACGCAATAAGTAAATAATAATTAATTAATTTTTAAATAATGGCAACAACAACTTCAATAACTACTACTTACGCTGGTGAATTTGCAGGGAAGTATATTTCTGCTGCTTTATTATCAGGTAAAACTTTAGCGGAGGGGAATATTACAACAGTACCTAACGTTAAATATAAACAAGTAATGAAAAAAGTGGCAACTGATGACATCGTAAAAGACGCAACTTGTGACTTTGCTGACACATCAACACTTACTCTTACTGAAAGAATCTTAACTCCAGAAGAGTTCCAAGTGAACTTAGAGTTATGTAAGAAAGACTTTAGATCTGACTGGGAAGCTGCTCAAATGGGATATTCTGCATTTGACAACCTACCATCTAACTTTGCAGACTTCTTAATTGCTCACGTAGCAGATAAAGTAGCTCAAAGAATTGAGACTAACATTTGGACAGGTACTAACGCAACTGAAGGTCAGTTTGATGGATTCATCACTACTTTAGATGCTGATTCAGATGTAAATGATGTAACAGGTACAGCTTCTACTGCAGCTAACATTATTACAGAGCTTGGTAAAATTGCTGATGCAATTCCATCTGCTGTATATGGTGCAGAAGATATGACTATCTACTTACCAGGAAATATGTATAGAAACTATGTAAGAGCATTAGGTGGTTTTGGTGCATCTGGTTTAGGAGCAGCAGGTACTAACAATCAAGGTACACAATGGTACAATATGGGTAGCGGTTTATCATTTGATGGTATCCAAGTAGTTCACGCTCCTGGATTATCTGACAATGACGCTGTAGCAGCTGAAAAATCAAACTTATTCTTCGGTACAGGATTACTTTCTGACCAAAACGAAGTAAAAGTAATTGATATGGCTGACCTTGATGGTTCTCAAAACGTAAGAGTCGTAATGAGATTTACTGCTGGTATTCAGCACGGAATTGGTGGTGACGTAGTATTATACGCTACTGCATAATAAAATAAATTGTTTAACATAAAAAAGGTAGGTGGAGTTTTACTACCTGCCTTTTTTTATAAAATATAAAAATTATGGCTTGTGATTTAACATTAGGTAGAAAAGAACCTTGTAAAGATGTCGTTGGTGGAATAAAAAATGTTTATTTCGTTGACTTTGGAGATATGACTTTAACTTTTGATTCAACAGATACAGATGTAATAGAATCTGTAGGAACTTCTGTTGCTTCTTTTAAGTATGAAGTAAAAGGAAACTCATCATTAGAGCAAACAGTAAACGCTTCAAGAGAAAACGGAACTGTATTCTATGAGCAAACACTTAACTTAACTCTTAAGAAATTATCTAAAGAAGATAACAAAGAATTAAAGTTATTAGCTTATGGAAGACCTCACGTTGCTGTTGAAGATTATAATGGTAACTTTATGATGGTTGGTCTTGAACACGGTGCAGATGTATCAGGAGGTACAATTGTAACTGGTGCTGCAATGGGAGATTTAAGTGGATATACACTAACATTAACTGGTATGGAAACAAAACCAGCTAACTTTATGGCACACACTTCAGGACAAGAAGTATTTAATTCAACAGACTTTGCTGGATTAACTGGTACTATTACTATTACAACAGGTACTAACTCTTAAACATAGAGTGTTCTTAAAAGAAAAGGAGGCAATTTGCCTCTTTTTTTTTGAACATAATTAAGCATATTGAGTTATATAGATATGATAAGATTATCACC